TCTCGCTGACTGAAGAAGCCGTGGAGGACAACCTCTACGACTCGCTGTCGGCGCGTTACACCAAGGCTCTGGCTCGCGCTATGGCGTACACCAAGCAGACCAAGGCTGCGTCGATCCTGAACAACGGTTTCTCCGCTGCCGCCACTGGCGGTGACGGTGTCGCTCTGTTCAGCACCGCGCACCCGCTGGTCAACGGCGATACCAACTCGAACACGCAAGCCACTGTGGCCGACCTGAACGAGACCTCGCTGGAAGCCGCCGTCATCCAAATCGCTGGGTGGACGGACGAACGTGGCCTGCTGATCGCTGCCAAGCCGAAGAAGCTGGTCATTCCCCCCGCCTCGATGTTTATCGCTACCCGCCTCCTCGAGACGGAACAGCGTGTCGGCACCGCCGATAACGACATCAACGCCCTGAAGAACAACGGTTCGATCCCGGGTGGTTACACTGTGAACCACTTCCTGACCGACACCGACGCGTGGTTCCTGACCACCGACGTTCCGAACGGCCTGAAGCACTTCGTCCGCTCGCCTCTGGCGCAGTCGATGGATGGGGACTTCGACACCGGCAACGTCCGCTACAAGAGCCGCGAGCGTTACTCGTTCGGCTGGTCGGACCCGCTGGGTATCTGGGGCGCTCCCGGAGCCTAGTATTCCGGAGCTTAAGAGAAGGGAAGGGGCTCAACCCCCTTCCCTTTTTCTTTGCCTACTGCTAGCGTAAACACACCTAGACTTGAACCGACCTACTGACTGACTAGGCAGACCTCCCCTCAGGGACAGTAGGTTCAGATGAGGACACGTGATGGCTTTCACGACTTTTTCCGGCCCCATTCGCTCCGGTACGCAACGCTACGGCGGCGTCACCACCTTGAACACGGGCGTCCCCGTTCTGGCGCAGACGGCCACGGTGCCTCCTGCGGCTATCACTACTTCTCCTTCGGCGCAGAATCTGTTCACCCTGCCTGCTGGCTCCAAGATTCTGCGGATCAGGGCGGAAAAGACCGCTACCATTACCGGCGCGACCGCTATCTCGATGGTTATCGGTAACGCGACTTCCAGTAACGCCTACCAGACCTCGGCGGCTATCGGTGTTACCACCGCGCAAGCTGTGGCCTCTGTGTTGGATGCCGCGCTGGTGTCCGCGAACACCAACAACATCGGCACTTCGGACGTCACCATCACCGGTACCTTCACCGCGACCACTGCGAACGCGGCGGGTGGCTCGGTGGTTGTTACCTGCGAGTACCTCCAGCGCGCCGACGATGGTAGCCAAGCTCCGGCTAGCGCGTAACGATGGCTAAGTCCCCGGCATGGCAGCGCAAAGAAGGCAAAGCCCCTGCTGGGGGCCTGAACGCTAAAGGGCGGGCGTCGTACAACAAGGCCAACCCGGGGAAACCCGGGTTGAAGGCACCCCAACCTGAAGGCGGCTCTCGTAAGGACTCGTTCTGTGCCCGGATGACCGGCATGAAAAAGAAGCTTACCAGTAAGAAGACCGCCAATGACCCGAACAGCCGGATCAACAAGAGCCTCCGCGCGTGGAAATGCTGACGTGGAACTGGAAAATTTTCGCGCGGAAATGCGAGAAGCCATCCACGAACAAGCGGCCAAGCACGACGCCATGCTCGAGCGCATGGGCGAGATTGTTTCGATGAAGAACGACGTTGCGGAGCTCAAACGCGATGTGCAGGGTCTTCTGGACTTGAAGAAGCACGGCGTAGGGTTTATCGCGGCAATTACACTGACTGCCGGTATCCTTATTCTTGGACTTAAGGGATGGATAACGGCCCTTGTTTCAGCGGTGAAAGGGACCTGACATGGCTAGTAGCTTAGAGGAAGCTCTCGGGAAGAACCTCCTGCCCCCGCTCGCTATGTCGGGTAGTTCCGGCGGTAGAGGTCAACAAGGCATGGACATCGCCCAGATGACCTACGAGTCCGAGGACGAAATGCCGATGAAGCGGAAAAAGAAAAGCTTCGGCGCGGCTAAAAAGTACGCCAAGGGCGGGTCTGTTAGTTCCGCTTCCAAACGCGCAGACGGTTGCGCCCAGCGCGGCAAAACGCGCGGCACGATGCGATAGGAACCCGAGATGGCCATGCAGTACGACGTCAAAGTAGCCGCTAGCAGAACTTCTGCAGGGGAGATCGTGTCTCCTACGGGTCTCTCTCTGGCTCGCTGCCGGGTCAAAGCGATCTACATGCTGTGCCCCACCGCTGCGGGCACGGTTACCCTCACGGACGGAAACGGAGGGCCGCAAGTCGCGTCGTTCGACCTCCCCGCCGTGGCTAACGGGGGCAGTGTTAGTTTCCTGTTCCCCGGTGAGGGTGTTCTGGTCCACACGCTTTTGTACTTGAGCGCAGTCGCCGCTGGGGCGTCTGTAACTGTCGTTTACGGGTAGGAGGGTACTATGGGTATGAAAATGATGAATCGCGGTGCTGCGAAGTCGATGGGCGCTGCGAAGTCGATGGGCGCTGCGAAGCCGATGGGCGTCAAGACGACCACTGGGGGCAAAGGCCGTATTATGTCCTACGACACCGAAGTGCAGAACATGGCCAAGGGCGGTACCTTCCGCGCTTCCGCCAACGGCATTGCCAAGAAGGGCAAGACCAAAGGCAAGCAGGTCAAGATGGCTTCCGGCGGGAAGTGCTGACGTGCGCGCCAGTCGCGGTATGGGGGCTATCGCCCCCGCCAAGAAGCCGAAGGTAATCAAGCGGACGGACAACCCGGACGACGTGGCTTCCTACGCCAAGGGCGACTGGATCAAGGGCGCTGTGAAGAAGCCCGGAGCCCTACGCGCGCAGCTGGGCACCAAGGCGGGGGAGAAAATCCCCGCCAACAAGCTAGCTGCCGCCGCTAAGGCTCCGGGTAAGCTCGGGCAGCGTGCCCGGCTAGCCGAGATGTTCAAGAAGCTGCGGAAGTGAAATGGCACGCACCGACGAACCGAAGTGGAAACGGGTAGTCGCGTCGGTGAAGGCCGGGGGTAAAGGCGGCGAGCCCGGTCAGTGGTCGGCTCGCAAGGCGCAGCTTGCTACCCAACGCTACAAGAAGTCCGGCGGCGGGTATAGCGGCCCCAAGACTGAAGCGCAGAAGTCGTTGACGAAGTGGACCAGCGAGGACTGGGGTACGAAGTCGGGGAAGCCGTCAACGCAGGGGGCAAAAGCCACGGGCGAGCGCTACCTACCTAAAGCAGCGAGGCAAGCGCTGACGACCGCCGAGTATAGTGCTACAAGCAAGGCGAAACGCGAAGGCACCAAGGCTGGCAAGCAGTTCGTGAAGCAGCCTGAAGCCATCGCGAAGAAGACCGCGAGACACCGATGACCACTTCCGGCACCAGCGCTTTTAACCTCGACTTGAACACCCTCGTAGAAGAGGCGTTCGAGCGGTGCGGCGCTGAGCTCCGTACGGGTTACGACATGCGCACGGCGCGGCGCAGCTTGAACCTGCTGTCTATCGAGTGGGCTAACCGGGGTATTAACCTCTGGACCGTGGAGCAAGGGTCGATTGCCCTTACGCAAGGGACGATCTCCTACGACCTCCCGGTCGATACGATTGATCTGCTCGAGCACGTTGTGCGTACGCAGTCTGGCGTAAGCCAAGTCGACCTGAACATTAACCGCATCAGCGTCGATACCTACGCCACCATCCCGAACAAGAACGCGCAGGGCAGGCCGATCCAAGTGTGGATCAACCGTCAGTCGGGCGCGACTGAATCCGGCGGCGTGAACTACCCCACGATCAACGTGTGGCCTGCGCCGGAGCAGAGCAACTACTACACGTTCGTGTACTGGCGGCTTCGCCGCGTGCAGGACGCAGGCAACGGCACGACCACCCAAGACATCCCCTTCCGCATGCTGCCCGCCCTTGTGGCGGGTCTGGCGTACTACCTTGCGCTCAAGCTCCCCGACGCTCTCCCGCGCGTGGAGATGCTGAAGATGATGTACGAAGAGCAGTGGCAGCTGGCCGCTGACGAAGACCGGGATAAGTCCCCCCTGCGTATCGCGCCGCGAATTGGCTTCATCTAGGAGCCCTGCATGCCCAACAGGTTCGCCACTGGTAAGCGGGCTATCGCCGAGTGCGACCGCTGCGGCCAGCGCTACAAGCTCAAAGAGCTCAAGAAGCTCACCATCAAGACCAAGCTGACGAACATCCTCGTCTGCCCGACTTGCTACGACCCGGACCACCCGCAGCTGCAGCTTGGCATGTACCCGGTTGATGACCCGCAAGCGATTCGGAACCCACGCCCGGACACCAGCTACCGGCAGTCGGGGCTAAACGGCCTGCGGCTTACGGCCTCAGACCAAGGCACGCCGTCACAAGGCAGCCGGGATATCCAGTGGGGGTGGGCCCCGGTGGGTCTTAGCAACCCTCTGGGTTTGCCTGATCTTGAAAGTACGCTACAAGCAAACGGAGCCGTAGGCTCCGTGACTGTGCAGACCTAGGGAGACTACCGTGGCTACCAAGTCCAAAGCTAACGCAGTAAAGGCCGTGCAGAAGCACGAGAAACGCCTTCACCCCGGCCAGCCGCTGACTAAGATGGCCAAAGGTGGCAAGACCAAGCAAGGAAAGAGGTAGTCCTCATGGCCGAGTACAAGCAACCCAAGCCCGTCCCGATCTCTCCCGGCAACGGCTACCCGAACAACGTGGCCAACACCCAGACGCTCAAGACGCGCGGTTCCGGTGCGGCGACCAAGGGTAACCGC